AATCAAAAGAATTTAGAATAGGCACAGCCAAAGGAAAATCAAAAGCTTCTGATGATGATGAAAAAAAATATAGAGTTTATAAAAAAGGTGGACGTGTTGCTAAAAAAATGGGTGGTTCATTAAAATCAGTCCCTGCTGGAAACAAAGGTTTAAAAAAATTACCTACTGAAGTTAGAAACAAAATGGGCTTCATGAAAAAAGGTGGGGTAGTTTCAGACACTAAGAAAAAACAATTTAAAGCAAATCAAGCTGGACAAAAAGCAACTAATAAAAAAGCTATGAAGGTAGCTAAAGGTGTTTTAAATGTTGTAGTCCCTGCTGTTGGTGCTTCTGAAATAGGTAAAAAAATAGCAAAAAAATTTAAAGGAGATAAATAATGGCAAATAATTTATACAATAATCAAGTCACACCTAAAGGATACAAAAGAGGTGGCGGTGTAAAGAAACCTGGTAAAGTCAAATCTTTCTTTGGAAAAATTAGAAAAAAAATTGCACCAACTTTTAGCGAACAATTTGGTAAAGCAAAAAAATCTGGAAAGAAAACTTTTACATCTACTAGAGATGATAAGACTAAAGGTAAACTAGAGTATAATACAAAGACAGCAGCAGAAGTTAAAGCAGCTCAAAAAAGAATGTCTAACAGAGAAAGAGCTCGTGTTGGAGATACTAGTAAACAACTTTCTGACAAAGGCGCAGCTTTTAAACTTGCTAGAAAATCTGGTAAAAAAACTTTTACACACAAAGGTAAGAAATATACTACTTTACTTAAAGGTGAAAAACCAAATAAAATAATGCCTGAGTTATCTGGCAAAACTTCTAAGAAGATTAAAAAATTTGTAGGTGCATAATGGCTAAACTTTGTGCAAAAGGAAAAGCCGCAGCTAAAAGAAAGTTTAAAGTATATCCATCTGCATATGCAAATATGTATGCATCAGGAGTTTGTTCAGGTAAAGTAACACCTGGTGGAAAGAAAAGAAAAAAGATGATGGGTGGTGGAAGAATGATGCCTGATAGAGTTATGTTAAAATCAGGTGGTATGTGTAAGCTTGCTTCAAAAGGAAAAGGGAGAGCTTACGGAAAGAATTCATAATGGGATTAAGAAAATGGGTATCAGAGAAATGGGTAGACATTGGAGCACCGAAGAAGAACGGCAAGTATCAACCGTGCGGGAGAAGCAAAGGCTCGAAAAGGAAATATCCGAAATGCGTCCCACTTGCAAAAGCCACACGGATGACAAGCTCACAAAAGGCGAGTGCTGTCAGCAGAAAAAGAGCAGCGGGTAATCCAGGCGGCAAACCAACAAACGTTTCAACATTCACTAAAAGAAAGAAAATGTCCTTTGGAGGATTAGTATAATGAACTTAACTAGAGATCTAGAAAAATTAAAAAAACAAAAACAGTTAAAAGAATCTGCTATTGCTCAACTTAGAAAAAGAAGTAAAGACTCGTTAGCTAGACCTAGAGCAGAAAAAAATATGCTATCCAATAATCCAAATATGCAAAAAATTTAATGATTAGAAAAACTACTAAAGGTAAGAACGCTAATTATAGACCAACAAAATCTGGAGCTGGAATGACAGCTAAAGGTGTAAGAGCTTACAGGGCTGCAAACCCTGGAAGTAAATTAAAAACAGCCGTGACTGGGAAAGTGAAGCCAGGATCAAAAGCTGCTAATCGTAGGAAGTCATACTGCGCAAGATCACTTGGACAATTAAAACGGTCATCAGCAAAAACACGTAACGATCCTAACTCACGAATTCGACAAGCACGGAGAAGATGGAAGTGTTAAATGCAATTAGAAACAGTAATAAATAAACTCATTAGATTTTTAAACTCTAGAGTAGAAGAATTGTCTATATCAGTCACATCTGGAGGTGTTGACAATATGGAGAATTACAAGTATATAATAGGACAAATCAATGCATTGGAATCAGTGCATCAGGAAATCTCTAACCTGCTAAACGATAAGGAGCATAATGAAGGAACAGTCATCGATATTAACACCAAACAATGATCTTGTTGGTGTAAAAAAATCAGAGAAAAAAGAAGAAGTAAAAGGAAAAATTCCCAAACCTACGGGTTGGAGAATAATGGTTTTACCTTTCAAGATGAAAGAAAAAACTAAAGGTGGATTAGTATTAGCCGAAACTACATTAGAGAAGCAACAAGTTGCATCACAGTGTGGTTTGGTTTTAGCTATGGGTCCAGATTGTTATAAGGATAAGGAGAGATATCCTGATGGTCCATGGTGCAAGGTCAATGAGTGGGTAATGTTTGCACGTTACGCTGGCTCACGGATCAAGATAGATGGTGGGGAAATACGTCTGCTAAACGACGATGAAGTGTTAGCAACAATTGATAGTCCAGAGGACATCTTGCATGAGTTCTAAACATAGGAAGGAGTAACTATGCCAGAAGAAAATAAAACTGTTGATATCGATACATCGGGCCCTGGTGCAGAAATTGATCTGCAAGAGGATAAAAAAGAAAACGAAATCGAGGTAGAAAATGAAACAGTTGAAAACAATACTGAGTCCAATGATTCATCTGAGAAATCTGATGAGCAGTTGGATGTTCAAGCAGAAGAAAAAGAAACAACAAAACAAGAAGAAGTAAAACAGGACGAAGAAAAATTAGAAGAATATAGTAAAGGTGTTCAATCACGTATTGCTAAACTTACTCGAAAGATGAGAGAAGCAGAACGTAGAGAACAAGCTGCCATAGAATATGCTAGGTCGGTTGAAGAAAAAAGAAAACAAGATTATTCTCGTTTTCAAAAAACAGATTTAGATTATTTAGATAAATTTGAGAAAAATGTCGGTGCTGGATTAGAGGCTGCAGAGCGAGAACTCGCAACCGCTATCGAGACACAAGATGCAAAAGCTCAAATTGCAGCAAATAAAAGAATAGCAGAACTCTCTTTTGAGAATGCTAGGATTAAACAAGCAAAACAAAGTAAAGAACAGGTTAGTGCAGAATCAACTGTACAATCTGCTGACAGTGGAAACATTGCACAGTCTTTACCTGCAAGTACACCAATGCCAGATGCGAAAGCGGAAGCTTGGGCTGCTAAAAATGAATGGTTCGGAAGTAATAGAGCCATGACTAATACAGCTATAGCACACCACCAAGATTTGGAGAATGAAGGTTATGATACTTCTTCACAGGACTATTATCAAGAAATAGACCGAAGAATGAAAGTTGACTTTCCTGCTAGATTTGGTAATACTACAGAAGAGAAAACGTCCGCTCCCGTGCAAACGGTTGCATCTGCTTCAAGAAGCGTAAAACCTGGACGCAAAACTGTGAGACTCACTTCTTCTCAAGTAGCAATAGCTAAAAAATTAGGAGTGCCACTCGAAGACTACGCAAAACAATTAAAACTCACGAAGGAGGCATAAGCGTATGGAAAAAGAAAATAAAACTACTTCTCGTGCGAGTCAAACTAGGTCAAAGACTGAAAGACCAAAAGTTTGGGTCCATCCGTCAGCTCTAGACGCACCCCCTGCACCTGATGGTTTCAGGTATAGATGGATAAGAGCAGAAAGCGTTGGCTTTCAAGATACGAAAAACATATCTGGAAGATTAAGAGAAGGATATGAACTAGTAAGATCTGAAGAAGTCGAAAATGCATCTGACTATCCGACCGTTGAAGACGGGAAATACAAGGGAGTTGTTGGAGTTGGAGGCCTTCTACTTGCGAAGGTACCTGAAGAGATCGCGAAGCAAAGACAAGCGTATATGACTGACCGTCATAAACAAAGAGACGAAGCTGTAAGAAACGATTTAATGAAGGAGCAGGATAGTAGAATGCCGATCAATGTTGATAGGCAGTCTCGTGTAACCTTCGGTGGTACTAAGAAATAATTTTTTAACTATTTCTAAATCACTGGATTAAATTAAACCGTACCTGTCCGTAGGATAGGTGCATATGGAGAAAACAACTATGGCAAATAGAAACACACAAGGTTTTGGTTTGACTGCTGCAGGAACGCTTGGTTCAACACCAGCGACTTCTGGTCAGGGCAAATACAAAATCGATGCGGGCTATGCGACTACTATTTTTAATGGTGGTGCGGTAGCTTCTGCTGCTGGTTATATCGTTGAAGGACAAGGAACTGATACTCCTATCCTAGGCGTACTTAACGGAATCTTCTATAACGCGGCTACAACTTTGAAGCCAACGTTTGCGAATCATTACGTTCAAGTAACACCAGCAAACTCAGAGGATATCGATGCATTTGTATTCGATAACCCACAACAACAATATGTAGTAGCAACTGATGCTGTTGTAGCACAAGCTGGATATTTAGAAACGTATGATATGAATACTTCTGCTGGTAGTACAACTACTGGTAAGTCTTCAGCTACACTAGATATCGGCGACACAAGTGCTGATGCAGCTTCATGGAGATTATTAAGATCTGCTGAAGATCCTGAAAACGATGAAAATGCGGCTTTCAGATCTGTAGTAGTAGTTGCTAATCTAATTGAACTACAAAACTAAGCTAGAATAGGAGATTAAATTATGGCTATATCACGATCACAACTAGTTAAAGAACTAGAGCCAGGATTGAATGCACTATTCGGCCTGGAATACAAAAGGTATGAAAATCAGCATGCTGAAATTTATGCCACAGAATCATCTGACAGAGCTTTTGAAGAAGAAGTAATGTTAAGTGGTTTTGCAAACGCACAAGTAAAAGGTGAAGGTTCTGGAGTTTCATTTGATGAAGCACAGGAAACTTTCACAGCTCGTTACACTCACGAGACTGTAGCTTTAGCGTTCGCGATTACTGAAGAAGCAATCGAGGACAACTTGTATGATAGACTTGCGTCTAGATATACAAAAGCTTTAGCTAGATCTATGAGTAATGCTAAACAAGTAAAAGCAGTTGAACCACTAATTCAAGGTCTTCCAACTACGAATGGTTTTGATTCAGGTGACGGTGTTAGTTTATTTAACACAGATCACCCAACAGTGGCTGGTGTTTTTGCTAATACTTTAGCAACTCAAGCTGACCTTAACGAAACTTCATTAGAACAATCTTTAATAGATATTGGTCAAATGAGTGACGAAAGAGGTTTAAGAATTGCTGCTAGAGGAGTAAAAATGATTATTCCTTCTGAGCTACAATTCACAGCTGAAAGATTGATGAAGTCTCAAGGTAGAACTGGAACAGCTGATAACGATATAAACTCAATCGTATCTATGGGAATGATTCCTCAAGGATACAGAGTCAACAACTATTTAACTGACTCAGATGCGTTCTATATCATTACAGACGTGCCTAACGGTATGAAAATGTTTAACAGAGCACCATTGACTACAGCTATGGAAGGCGACTTCGATACTGGCAATGTAAGATACAAAGCTAGAGAAAGATACTCTTTTGGAGTTTCTGACCCTAGAGGTATCTTTGGCGTTGAAGGTGTATAATTAATACTTTTTTTGTGGCGGGACATTGTTCCGCCACAATTGACAAATAGAAAGACAAAACCATGACAAAATTTACAGTAAATATTTGGGCGTATAATCATCACGCTAAATTTAACGTAGAATCAGAAGATTCCCCAACATCACTAGAACAATCTATCCTTGACAAACTTGGAGAAAACAGTATAGTTTGGGAAAACCTTGGAAATAGTTATAATGACAAGGTAAATAGAATAACCTATGAGGAGGTTATAGATGATACAAGACCTATACAAAGCAAAAAGGTCCTTGGAGTTGAAGTGGGAACAGGAGCATCTAGATAATAATAGATACACTCTTGAGATGGTCAGAATCGATGACAAAGTAAAACAAATCATCACTGACATTAAGCTGGAAGAAGCAGCAATTGCCCATAGACAGAACACAATAGAAGGTTCTGCTCCAGAAGTTTCAGTAGCTACTTAATCAAAAGCTACATCGTTGGAATAAATTCACTCCACACTACAGGCTCTCTTGCACTCTATTAAAAACTAGTATATAAAAAACATACTATACAATTAAATAATAAAATAAATATAGACGTGTATAGTCGACACACCCTAGGTGACTATATTTATATATTCTAGGAGGAATATAAAATGGCAACAACTACTTTTTCGGGACCAATAAAAGCGGGAACGATATCAAATACTACAGGTACTACAGTTGGTACTAACATGAAAAACACAGGACAAGTTGTAATGGCACAAAGTTTTGCAGCTTCATTAGCAGGCGGAGCACTTGCTGCAACAGCAACAAGTGTAATCATTCCAGCAAACTCACAAATCGTTGATTGTGTTTTTGACGTAATCACAGCATCATCAGATGCAACTAACATTAGTGTTGGTTTTGTAGGAGGATTAGCTACTGCTCTTGTTAACACGTTTGCAATCGGAACTACTGCGGGTAGAAAATACCCTACAACTCAAGCAGGCGGAGCTTTAGCTTGGGAAGATATTGGGGCTTCTGATCAAAGATTAAACGTAACTAACTCTGCAGCTACAAGTGCTGGTGAAGTTAGAATTACTATTTTGTACCAACAAAATATAAATTTAAGTTAATAAATAATTAACTCGGAGCGTCTGGTAATGCAGGCGCTCTTTAAAAGGAGGAAAACATGGCAGCAGACACAGTATTAAATACAACTGTATTCGATGGAGCAAAAAAAGTAATTACTCACTACAATGTGGTTTCAGGTGATGGAGAGGGAAGCACAACTAAAATAGTTGATGTTTCTGGATTAAGTTCAAACAATGGTAAAACTTGCAAAACTGTAAGACTTAACAAAGTTAGTTGTAACGTTTCAGTAACTGCACCAGTAGATGCTTTACGTATGCAGTGGGATGCAACAACAGATGTTGTATTTCAAAGTTTAAATGGTGAAATGGAGTATGATTACTCTGATTTTGGTGGTTTAAAAAACACTAAAGCTAGTGGTTATACTGGAGACGTTAATATAGTATTACCAGCTTGTGCAGCAGGAGACTCTGGAACAGTTGTTTGTGAGTGGATTAAAGTTTACGAAGTATAGGAGGCTAAATGGCTAATACCACTTCGGGAACAGCAACGTTCGACAAAACTTTTTCTATTGATGAAATAATAGAAGAATCATTTGAACGTATAGGACTACAAGCTGTTTCAGGAAATCAGTTAAGATCAGCAAGAAGATCTCTTAATATCTTATTTCAAGAATGGGGTAATAGAGGTATTCATTATTGGGAAGTTTCAGAACTTGATCTCGATTTAATTCAAGGACAAGCTGAATATAAATTCTTTAGATCAAGTGGTGATGGTACAAGTGCTACTTCAAATCCTAATGGTATTTATGGAATGTCCGATGTCCTTGAAGCACAGTTAAGGAACAATAGAACAGCAACAACTCAGTCGGACAGTCCAATGACAAAAGTTGATAGATCTACTTATGCAGGTTTTTCAAATAAACTTTCACAAGGAACACCTAATCAATATTGGGTTCAAAGATTTATTGATTATGTAAGTATTAATATTTACCCTACACCTGATTCTACTAATGCATCTAAAGATATGCATTTTTATTATATAAATAGAATTCAAGACGTAGGTGATTATACAAATGCTGGAGACATACCATTTAGATTTGTACCTTGTATGACTTCAGGATTAGCTTTTTATTTAGCACAAAAATATCAACCACAATTAGTTCAACAAATGAAATTATATTATGAGGATGAATTAGCTAGAGCATTGGCCGAAGATGGTTCAGCTTCAAGTACATTTATTACACCTAAAGCTTATTACCCAGGAACTTAATGTCTAAGTACGCAACAGGAAAAAATTCAAAAGCAATATCTGATAGATCAGGTATGGAATTTCCATATAAAGAAATGGTTAGAGAGTGGAATGGTTCCTTTGTACATTATACAGAGTTTGAACCAAAACAACCACAACTTGAACCTAAACCAATGGGAGGTGATGGTGTTGCATTATTAAATGTTAGACCTGACAGAACAGAACCAATTACAACTGTAATGATATCACAAGATGGTTTTGAAACATATGCTGCAGGATCAGGAATTATAAATGTATTTTCACCTGGACATGGTTTAACAAATGGAACAACATATTTATTTAGAGGACCACCAACAGTTTCACCTGGAACAGGAACTTCAACAAATCCTGTTTTTGCTTATGCTACTATTCCTAATTTTGATGGAATTACAGGAGCACAAATAGGACAAGGATCAGGTTACGCTATTACAACAGGAAAATATGTTAGTGATACAGGAAGCGGAAGTCCTGGAAGAAATACATCTGATTATATGATTACTAATTTCTTCTTCTTTACAGTTAATTCAGATACTGCTACAACTGGTAGTGTAAAAGGAGGAGGCTACGGTTGTTCCGTTGGACCTATAACAATAAGCGCATGATAAATAAAATTTGGAATTGGATAAAAAATATTTTTAAACCTGAGAAACAAGATCCTCATTTAACACTTTATGAAGAAGTGAGAACAGATAAACAAGAAAAAATACGTAGAAAATATAAAGGAAAATAATGGCTGGATTTACATATGCAACATTAACTACAGCGCTTCAAAATTATACTGAAACAGATACTAATGTTTTAACGGCTACTATTACAGATCAATTTATTGAAAATTCTGAACTTAGAATTTTAAGAGATGTCCCACTTGATGCTTATAAAAAACAATCAATTGGTAATCTAGTTACAGGACAAAACACAATTAACGTACCTGCTCAAACTTTATTTGTAAAAGGTGTACAAGTTTATGATTCAACTTCTGCTTCTACAGGTGCAAATACTTGGTTAGAGAAAAAAGACGAAACTTATCTACAAGAATTTCAACCGTCTACAGAATCAACAGCTAGAGCAAAACCAAAATACTATGCTATGTTTGGTGGAGCAACGGGTGTAACCGATACTACTTCAGGAAGACTATTTTTAGCTCCTGCACCAGATAGCACTTATGTATTTAAAATACATTATGAAGCTATTCCAACTGGATTATCTGGTTCAAACACTACAACTTATGTAAGTCAATACTTTGGAAATGGATTATTATATGCTTGTTTAGTAGAGGCATTTTCTTATTTAAAAGGTCCACAAGATATGTTGACATTATATGAAAATAAATATAAACAAGAGGTACAGAAGTTTGCTTCAGAGCAACTTGGTAGACGTAAAAGAGACGATTATACAGACGGTACAGTTCGTATTAAAGTTCCTTCTCCGTCACCGTAATAGGAGATAAATTATGGCAATAACATCGGCAATATGTTCAAGTTTTAAACAAGAACTTTTAGAAGGAAAGCATGACTTTCAAACATCAGGTTCTGGTGGTCATACTTTTAAATTAGCATTATTTACAAGTTCAGCATCTTTAGGTGCAGCAACAACTGACTATTCAACTTCAAACGAAATTTCAAATACATCTGGATCAGCATATACTGCTGGAGGTAAAGCATTAACAAATACTGGATGTGGTCTAACTTCAACAACTGCATTTACTGATTTTTCTGATCTTTCATTTACATCAGCTTCATTCACTGCAAATGGTGCAATGATTTATAATACAACAACTAATGGTGGTTCAAACACAACTGATGCTGTTTGTATTATCGCTTTTGGTTCTGATAAAACTGCAACTAATGGAACTTTTGAAATACAGTTTCCTGCAAACGATTCATCAAACGCAATCATAAGATTAGCATAGGAGGGTCACCGTGCCCGACGTTTCTTCTGGATGGGGTCGATTAACCTGGGGACAGGCTAATTGGAACGAAGCTACAACTTTAAAACAAGGTTGGGGCGCAAAATCTTGGGGTGAAGATGAATGGGGTCAACTTTCAGATGCGGTTGCTCAACCAACTGGATTATCAATTACTTCAAGCGTAGGTTCTGTAACAATTTCAGGAGATGCAACTGTAGCTCTTTCAGGTGTTTCATTTAATTCTACACTTGGAACAATTTCAAATGTTATAAGTGTAACAGTTGAACCAAACGGTTTTACTATTAATGATATACAAGGATATGCACTTCCTGTTATTGATGCTCCAGTAAGTGTTACAGGTTTATCAGTTACATCAGCTATTGGTGTTATTGATCCAAAAGATCAAGTTGTTGGAGCACCTACACTTACAGTTACATCACAACAAGGAACAGCATTTGCACCTAACGAAGATGTATCGGTTACAGGTTTATCTATTACATCACAACAAGGAACTGCTACTGCAGTCAATGCTGTTGAAATTCTTTTACCAACATTTACAGTTACATCACAACAAGGATCCGTGGTTGTTCCAAATGATGCAGTAGCACCAACTGGATTATCAATTACATCTGCTGTAGGTTTTGTTGAAGGAACAGGATCAGTAGTTGTACCAACAACTGGTGTATCTATGAGTGCTTCTATAGGAACAATTGTTGATGTTCCTGATCAAATAATGGGATTAACAGGAGTATCATTTAGTTCTGCTATTGGTAGTATAGATCCTAAAGATCAAGTAGTTGGATTACCAACACTTACAATGACAGCAACGGTTGGAGAACCATTTATTATACATTACCAAGATGTTGACACTGGTTCAAATACGTCATATAGTGCACTTTCAACAGGATCAAATAGTGATTATTCTAATGTTGCAACGGGATCTAATACAAGTTATAGTGACGCTGCATAGGAGATAAAATTTATGGCATCAACATATACACCTCTCGGTATAGAAAAAATGGCTACTGGCGAAAACGCTGGTACTTGGGGAACAAAAACAAACGCAAACTTAGATCTTATAGAACAAGTTCTTGGCGGATATAAAGCAGTATCAATTGCTGGTGGTGCACAAACAACTGCTTTAACAGTTGCAGATGGTGCATTAACTGGAACAGCTCAAGCAAGAATGATTGAGTTCACAGGTTCAATTACAGGAAATCAAATAGTAACTATTCCTTTAGATATAGAAAATTTTTACATTTTAAAAAATACAACATCAGGTGCTTACACAGTACAGTTTAAATACGCATCAGGAAGTGGTGATACATTTACTTTTGCAGCAACTAATAAAGGTACAGCAATTTTATTTGCAACAGCAAATGATGGAACTAATCCAGATATTATTCAAATTCAAACAGGTGGAGATGTTGTAGATGATACATCACCTCAACTTGGTGGTGATTTAGATGTTAATGGTAATAAAATTGTATCTACTTCAAATGGTAATATTGAATTAGAACCAAATGGAACTGGTGATGTAATATTAGATACTGATCAAGTTACTATTGGTGGTGGATCAGAAGTAGGACAAATATCTTCTAACGGTGCTTATGATCTTAAACTAGTTACAAACTCAGGAACAAACTCTGGTAACATTACAATTACAGATGGTGCTAATGGTGCAATCACAGCTACACCTAATGGAACTGGTGAAGTAGTTGTTGGTGGTAATACAAATCCAGGTACTCTCGTTCTTAATTGTGAGTCTAATTCCCACGGAATTAAACTACAGTCACCCGCACATAGCTCAGGGCAGAGCTACACATTAAAATTTCCCACTGGAAATGTTACAGCAGATAGATTTTTAAAAGTAGCTAGTATTACAGGTTCAGGTACAAC